TATTATCAGGAAAGGGTTTAGCCAGCACTGTATCAATTAGTGTTCCGCTATCATCATCTATAGTTACACTAGGGTCAATCTCAACTGGACCTACAGCATTACCAAACCATACAGGCTCAATAACTTTTTCAATTCTTTGATATCCTTCAACTACATCTCCAAGCCTAAAAGAAACAGGTCCACTTGTGTCATTCGCATCTATAGCATACAAAGCGTCTATATTAATATCATCTTTACCTGTAGAACTTCTAGCAATTATATTTCCATCTTTTTCTTCATATATGTAGTTGCATCCATACTCTTTTAAGGAAAAAGTAATTATATTACTAGTTATTTGAGGATTGTCTACAGTAACTACGATATTAACCCCTTTATAAGAAGGATAATAATTTAAGGTAATTCCGTCATCTGTGCTAAATCTAATCTTTTTAGTTGTATCATCCCAAGGTCCATAAGTTTTATGTCCACACAACTTAAGACTAATTCCACAGTCTCTTTTGGTAAGTATTTTAATTCTGTCTTTAGATTCACTACCAGTATCACCAGCTCTTAAATTCCCGTATCTTCCCCTGATAGCTTCTAAAGTGCTTACGTTACCATTATAGTCACGCATAGATGGGTTACACTCTACAAAAGAACCATCCTGTTCCCTGTCATGTAATCCCTCTTGCAGTTTAGTGCCATATATGATACGTTGCTTTTCATCAAAGCGACCACTATCAAAGGTTTTAGAATTCCATCCTCTTTTATCTACTAGTTCAATCAAAGCTGTTCCTATGCCGCTGTATAATAGATTGCATAGCTTATATCTTCAGCTACACTGTTGTTTAGGACTACATCTTCACCTAATGCACCTTCTATATAGTTATCAGATAACGCCATTATCCAATGTGTTCCACCGACTATTGCGTTACGCATCTTAACGGTCTTTTGTGTACTTCCTACTTTGATTATAATATCACCTGTTAGATTAGCATTAGGTGAAATTGATACACCATAAACCCTTACTTTGTCTTCGGCTGCTATAGTTACTACAGTAGTATCACCAGAATCAGCTTTATCTCCTATTTCTGTGGATAGAGAAGATCCTATAGTAGTTTGCGCACCACCTGTAGAGACCGACTGCCAGAATGATCCAGTCCATTCGAAAACATCACCTGTATCTGTTTCTTTAAGTCTTTGCCCAACAAACGCATTTTCAGGCTTATTAGACGAAGACAATCCAGCCCATATATATTTATCAGATCCTAGTTTTGGAGAATCCCCTATACTACCCATTCAAAGTACCTCTTATTATAATCCAGTTATATTTAGTGTTAAAAATTGCTCTTATCTTTTTCAGGAAAGAAAGTTGAATCAATAAAGTCATCAGAACCACATTGATTACCTGATCCTCTTGGAAGAGTACTTGGATAAGCAACTTCACCAATAAATACAGTGGCTGTAAGCATATTAGAAAAACTAAGACTTGCGGCTGAAAGTAAAGCTGCTGATACTGGTCTAGAGTATTCGGGAGCCATAATAATTGCTAAAGCGTCTATAACGGCTGCATTAGCTCCTCTTGGAATCCTCACCTCATCTGTAAGGTTACTGACTGGAGAGAAACCAAGGTTATACCCAGCCTCTTCCCAATTACTAAGCATATCGTTAAGCAAATCTAGGCCATCTACAAGTTCATCTGGCTCTATTGCAGTTTCAGACGCACGAATACCTAAGCGAGTTAATGCTCTTGTTATAATTTTAGTTGCGCTGGCCATTATATATTCCCCTTATTAAATCTAGGATGCTTATCTCCTGAAGGAAAAGCCCCTTTATTTCTTCCTTTATCATAGCAGTCTTTCATATTATCCGCATGTGTCCCTAGAAATAGATGATCAGGGTTAACACACTTTCGGTTATCGCATTTGTGAAGCACACAAGTCCCATGAGAGCCCTCACCTTTTGGAATGTCGCTTCTATAAAGCATCCAAGAAGCCCTATGGGACTTAGTAAGTATACCATTATACCTAAAATTTCCATAACCAGTGTTACTTAAACCACCTATCCATTCCCAACAACCGGACTCTGCATCTTTGTTAACTTTAGCTTCAAACCTTTCTAATATGGTCTTTGCCATTATTATTCTCCATATGCTAGTACATATACTGCCTTTCTAAGTGTTTCTTCTCTTTTGGAGTAGTCTAACTCACACGCATAATGTTCTGAAGCATACTCTATCAGTTCATCCTTATCCATGGTATCAATATTTAAAGCATCATTCATAGAGTTCTTTACTCCCATGATAGCTAACCCAAAAGCCTCAACAGCTGTAGGGTCATCAACATCTATACCTTGGTCAGATATGTTTACAAAATGAATAGGGCTATCATACCAGCCATCATTCTCATAAGACTCAAATTCTTCATCTTCAATTATAATAGGATCTTTATCTGGATGATATGCCCATAATTTGCTCATAGTTTTTCCTTTAAAATTAGGGGTCCGAAGACCCCTATAGTTGTTTATAGTGAAGCTGCGCCTACATCTGTCTTATTAGGTTTAATGCGGCAGTTACGGTTTGATAAGGCCCACTAGTTATCATAGGCGGTGCTATGGTAAGTGTGGCTATACCTGTACCAGAAGCTGAATCCGCATCAGAAATAACAGTGAAGGTTTGTTCAGCACTTGTATTAGCTGCTACACTAGCAACATCAAGTGTGATATCCGCTACACCTCCAGCATCGCCGTCTCTATCATTTTCGAACATATTTAACTCCTTATATATTAAATAAAGGGGGTCCGAAGACCCCCAAATACTTACTTAGTGATTCTACATGCAAAGCTTCTATTCTGAACGATAACGTCAAAGAGAATATCAAAACGATATTTTTGAGTCATAGAATCAAAATCAAAATGCCTAGTGGCACAAAGTGATATGCCTTTATAGTTCTCTCTGCTTTGAGTAACACCATCACCTTTACCAGCAACATCCAGCGGAACGAAAGCTATAGTTATAGCGTTCTTATGGAATGCAAGGTTCTGCTTGTGACTAGATCCACCATCACCAGTCTTAACGGTAATAGTTGCTCCAGCAGCAGGTGCGGCAGTTACGGTTTGATAAGGCCCACTAGTTATCATAGGCGTGCGGCAGTTACGGTTTGATAAGGCCCACTAGTTATCATAGGCGGTGCTATGGTAAGTGTGGCTATACCTGTACCAGAAGCTGAATCCGCATCAGAAATAACAGTGAAGGTTTGAAGATCACCAGTATCTTCTCTAGTCCTTCTGTTTACAGAATTAACTCCTGCAAAAGTAAGAACATCACCTGCAAGCAGGATACCAGTTTGACTAGCTGTCCAACCACTAGTAGCAACTGTTTGTGTATCGGTGTCCTTTGCAGTCTCATATGTTACATTTTGAGCTGCGAGTTGGATAACAGGAGTACCTGTAGCAATACCAACTGTGTGTGTCTTAAGGCTGTTAGATACGTAGTTCCGAACGATGCTGACTCGATAGCTCTTTTAGATATTTCCCTAGGGAAAACACCTTTAAGTCCATTTGAAAGGCTTAAATAAGATCCTGAATCCCAGAATGCATTCCTCTCAGAGGTTGGTACACCAAGCTTAGAAAGCTCTACCTCGGCGTTACCTACATCAAGGAAAGTGGAAGGAGTAGTTCCAGGAGTACCTACAAAGTTAGGTATCTCGGTATACTTAGCTGCAATAGCTGATTCAACAACTTGTGCAAGCTCTTCCATTGCTGGTTTAATGTAGCGTTCGTTAGCATCTTCAATTTTGAGAGAAAGATCTTCATCTGTAATCGCAAAACCTACTTGCTGACGATTGCTAATAGTTACAGGTACGATACCCTCTTCAATATCTTGTGCATTAAAGGTAGAACTTGCTGTAGCTTCGAACATAACAGGCCTACGGATAGATGCGGATGCACCGACCTTTGCTCCTGAGAATACCCTAGAATCATCAAGCTGCCTATCTATTTTTTGCCCCATTATTAGAGCATTGAGAAATTCTTTTACCGCCCAAGACTGGTATTTTTAAAATCGTTTGCCATTTTACTTATCCTCTGTTAAATTGTTTGTCCAGACTAAGGGAGTGCCATAATCTCATCCATAGACATTGTGTCTTGGGATTTTGTTATAGCCGCTCCACCAGATAAAGTTGATACTGGTTCTGGTGCTGTTGATGGTTTAATTGTTTTTGTGTCGGCAGATAGCCCCATGCTAATTTGCCCTAATTTAACAGCTGCCATAGTACTAGAAGCATTTGCAACTTCATTCGCAACATCAAGATTTTTGGCTAGATAATGCACTACTTGTGGACCTAACGCGTAGATGGCCTCCAATGCATCTTGTTTGAATATAGGTAAGGTCTTTATATCTTCATCGTATTCTGGATGAGCCGATGCGTACTCGGAGGCTTTATCAAAGAAATTATCTGCTACATTCTTACTAGCTTGCTCTGCTTGTTGCTGTGTTACTACTGCTTGTTGAGAAGCTAAAGCTTTTTGGACTTGGTATTGAATAATGGCTTCTTGGTGCTTACCATCATCATAGTCATAGTCTTCGAGTTGTGGCGCAT